TGCTTGGTATGCATCTAAATCTTGAGCGAATTCTGGTGTCCATTGTGCTTTTAACTTTCTAGTTTTAGCAACAATTGCTTCAGATTTCATTTTTACATCAATAGATGGAATCGCTAATGGATCCGCAGCATTAGTAGCTGATTCAGCATTTGGTCTACCTGCACCTGCAGCATCTTCAAAATCACCTCTTTCATCATCAGTTGGCTGATAATTATAGAATATTGAATTTGATTCTGTACTTACAGGAACATTAGCAGAAGCTACTGCACCATTATAGATAAATCTAATTAAATCAGTACTACCATCTGCAGCTTTTACTACTTTAGTATATTGAGGTAATAAGATATCTACACTTGGTTGGAAGAAATCTGTAGAAGAACCTGAAACGTATAAGAATGCTCTTACACCTTTTAAATCAGGTCTTGCCAATAGTGAAGCAGATACATCAACAGCAGCATATGATCCAGAAGATGTTGCTTTATCAGCATCATAATTTAAATCTGACCATGAAGCTGTAGCAACTGTACAAGCAACAGATTGTGAGAATTGGTTAACTGAGTATCCAAATCTACCAGCACCGTAAAGACCACCTGTTGGGTCTGCACCAGCACCTGGGTTTGTATTACCGTACATAGAAGCTGGGCTTGTATATACATTACCTGGACCACCAAAGTTAATTTCTTTGTCTTGTCCATATTGGAAATCTAGGAAAAATACTAGACCTGAAGGGAGGTTCATTGGTTGAACAGAAACAAATTCCTTTGCAGCAATTTGTCCAAATACTTTTCTTACCAATGGAAGAGCAACACCAGCCCACTGAGCACCTTGCCCTGCAGAAAATGTAGCACCACCTTGGTTAGTAGATGATTGTTCAACAACGAGTTGTTTAGCTTGGTTTTCAAGAATCATACTCATGTTGTTCTTGTTAACTTCACTACCCATTCCTTCTAATAGTCCTGTTTTTTCCCACTTGCCTGCTAATCTAGCAGCATCTCCTTGAACACTTTTCCAGTTGTTCGCAGAGCTTTCTAAAAGTGAATTTAATTGTGACATTTTTAGTTGTTTTTTTATTTATTATTATTAATTATTTTAAACCTGCCAATTTCTGAAATCTGGCCACCATTGGGTCAATTTCAACAATTGGTTTTTTAGCGTTAACTGATCTTGATACTCTTGATGCTGATCCTAAAGATTCCTTAATCATTGATTTTTTCTTTGTCTTTAAACCTTCGTTTAAAGTTTCGAATACCAATTTGGTTTCTTTTACAGTACCTGCTTTATCAAAAGCACCTAATACTTTAACTTTTTGACTTTCAGTTAATGTTTTTGCTTTGAAAATTTTGTTAGTGTATAACAATTTTGCATTAAGCAAATTAACTTCGTTTAAGTCAGACTTTAAAGTTTCAATAGTGTTATAAGCTTCTTTAAGCTCCTCGTCTTTTTCGTAGATACCTACTCCTGAAGAACCGGGTCTTGTAGCTGCTTTATTACCAGATGAAGCGTATTTTTTATTCTTTTCAAAATCGTCAGACCATTTTTTCAATGCATCTAATCCTTTTGAACCTAAAGCTTTGAGGTCTACACCTGCTTGAGCTAAAGATTTCATTAATTCGCCACCTATGGATTTTTCACCAGTGTCAAAAGCATTTGATTTAGCAGAATTTCCAAATGGATTTCCTGTTACTTCATCTACTTCTTCTTTATCGTCTTTTTTAGCTTCTGAAATTTCAACGTCTACTTCGTCTTCAACGTCTACTTCTTCTGTTTCGTCTTCCTCTTCGAAATTTTCGCCTGCTTCCAAATCGCCTGAAGCAACCATATCTGCAATTACGTCTTCGATGAAATTTTTAAGGTCGTCATCTGACATATCATCCAAGTCGAGTTCTTCTTCGTCCTTGTCATCCATGTCTTCTTTTTCGTCTTCCATACCATCTTCATAGCCTTCTTCTTCGGCGTCTGTTCTGGCATCTTCGTCGATGTCCTTTTTATCCATTTCTTCGATTTCTGCTAAGATTTCATCTAAATCGATTTCTTCATCAATGTCAGATTCAGCAAGATCTTTTCCATACTTCATTTTTTCAGTACGTTTAGTTTCTTTACTTTCTCCTCCATCTTTACGATCATCGTCTTTATACTTTTTCTTTTCTTTAAGTACTTCTTCTTCTTCGTCTAAATCCATTTCTTCTAACTTTGTAGCTAGCATTTCTTTTAGTCGAGGAGTAAAAGCTTCTTCAAGTGCTGCCTTAGCATTTGCGATAGCGGTTTCTTTTACGGTTTTGGCGTCAGCGATAGCTTCCTTGAGAATGTCTCTTTTTGCCATTATCCTAAAATTTAATTGTTTGGGAAATACGTTTATTATGAAACGTAATTGATATTATATTATGTCAATGCTATAGAGATAGCATATTTTACGGTTATACGTATATTGGGAGGAGTAAAGGTCGCAGTTTTAGTCAGCTATTGCTTTAAGGTCTTCTAAGTCTACTGTAATCATAACATAATCACCTGCTGCTTCAACCTTAGTTGTTGGTATTTGATTTGAAATTTTTACAAATGCATGTTTTGGCCCTAAAATGTCTTTCCAGTTATCTTCATCAAAATCAAATGCATCATTTTCTCTTTCTTCTTCATACCCAGTTACTGAAAAATCTACTGTGTTATCGTCTTCTATAAATCCACTATATTCACCCGAATAAGAATTTATTGTTACTTGATCTTCATCTATTTCAAGATCTAGGTATTCTTTTATAAGCTTACCTTCAGCTAAATATTTTTTTAAATCGAAATCGTTCATTTTTCTATTTTTAATTTTAAGATATAAGTCTTTCTAATTCAGACTGCATTTCATCTACTGTGTAGTCAAATTCTTCACCTGTGTATGGGTTTAAACCATCAGCAACAGCTTGTATTGCGCTGTATACATCATCATTTGATGGGATTCTTTCTAGATAATCCATTGATTTATTTAAATATTGAATTAAATCTTCACTTTCAGCGTATACACGAAATTCATCTAATATATCAATAGCTTGAGATGCTATCAAATCTTCATCTTGAATATTTTCTTTTACAAGATTGTTTTCAGCTAAGCCTGATAATTTATCTTTAGCCCATGCTTTAGCAAGTTTAACCGCTTCTTCAGCACTATAAAATCCTTGTTCTACAGCATTCATTATCTCATAATAATCATCACTTACAATTTCTTCAGCAGATGCATCTATAATATCTTGAAGATATACCTTAGGTTCTACTACCATAGCATCCATTGCACCTTCAAATTCATCTTCTAGTTCTGGAAAGTCTATGTTTTCTTTTAATAGCTTACCTTCAGCTAATTTATCCATTAAAGCCTTAACAGATTGGAGATACTTGTCATCACCCCCAAAATCAGAATCAATTACATCTTCAGGAGCCTCTCCTCTTTTAGCAGCATCTTTTACTTTCTTTCTTTGTTCATCAGAAAGTTTTACAAATGTTTCTTTTAATAGCCTACCTTCAGCTAAATATTTTCTTAAATCGAAATTATCCATGATTAAAATATTGGGCAATTACCGTTTGCACATAGTATTTCTGTTACTATGCTGTTTGCTTTTGCATATTGGTTAATGTTATTTTCTTTACCTTCTTTTAATGTCATAAATGAACCTGGATTTGATGGTGTTGAAACAAAATCCCAACATAACAATTCAAAATCGTCTTGTACTTCCATTAGCTCACCTTTTTGTTCTAGTGAACCCATTCCTCTAGATGATACACCTACTGTGATACCACTGTCTATTAGTGCTTTTAAAATGTTTCCTGATGGTGTAGGTAGTAGTTCTATTGTACCCATGATGTTTTTACCATCCCAGTTTATGTCTTTAATGTTGTGTGAAACGTTTTTTAGGTTGATAACTTGGGATTCAGGGTGATCTAGTTCACCTGTTGCTCTGTTATCTTGAACTAATTCCATGTACTTATCTATTTCTCTTTCCCATAGGTCTTTAGAGTAGTATCTACCATTACCGTTTTCAACTTCACAAGTTGCCAGTATACCTTCTACTAGAGGATTACCTCTTTCAGACATTTTACCTTCTGATAGTAAACCTTTGGATGGTTTGAATAGCTGTGTTTCTATAAGTACTTGTTTCATATTATTCTCCCATTTTAAGGCCTAAATGTTGTTCAATCATATCCATGATTTCTTTAACATCCATACCTGCATCGTAAGCTTGTTCAGCTGCATCTACTAATTTTTCTATATGTGCTGGGGCTTCACCTTCAAACATTTTAGTGGAAGCTATTGCATCTACTGCTGTTTTAGCTCTTTCTGCTTCATCAGCTACTTTAGCTGCTTCTGCTGCATCATCATCTGCTTCATTTAAACCATAAAAATCCATATAGTTTTG